CCACCTCCGACAGCACCAACTGCTGCAGCACCACCAGCAACCTTACGGGAAGCCCCATATCTTCGAGCTGCATTGTAAGCGGTGCGAGCACCCCGACCAACAGCAAGAGCAGTAGGAATCTGCCATTGTTTAATACCACGTCCAGTACGTGACGTAGGTTTCTTACGAAAAGTTGTGTTCCTACGTTTTTGATAGTAAGGCATGTATTTTATAATATACCATAAGAAAATAAATTATCGTTATATTTTAATTTCCAGTTCGTCCCTAATAAGTGACGTATCATATTTAACAAGATTCATATCGTCGTCAACCGTCCATATTTTCCAACGATCATGAGACAATAATTCAAGGTCAGGGACCAAGTTACTAAAGACCCATATTTGAGGGCTGTCGATCCAGTATTCTTTGTAACTGTAACGCAAATCGAAAAGCTTACCTTTCTTGATCTGCTCGATAGCGGTATATATACCGTATAAACGTTCTTTACCCATAGCACGAGGCATGTCAATGAACACAGGGGAAGGATCTCTAATATCCTTCGCGATACATATATCACAACAACTCTGTATAAGTTTTTCAGAGTCGTTAATAGGGGGTAAATCGATTCCTTTACCGAATAGTTCACATAACGATGCGATAGTTGATTTACCAATGTTACCTTTAGGACAATATATTAAGTTAATTGAACGCGTATCAAATATATTAGCTGAATCAAAAATCACTTTTTGATAGGGATATAGTTTTTCTAATAAATTACGGTACTGTCGTGGAATATATTTTTTTTCGTCCTTATCGGACCAAGGACCACGAGTACGGGTTACATCTTTGATAACATAAGAGAACGATTTTATTCTAAACTCTTCTGACGTAGTTGGTTCCAAATAATTCGGAACAGGCATTTCTAAATCGAGATCCTTAAAGTCTTTCATCAATTCGTGTTTCCTACGTTTTTTCATAAGGGACATACGCCCTTGATAATGGAGATAACCCGAGGCTTCGCCTCTCTCCTCTTGGAAAATGAAATGCTTCGCTATACGCTTCAACGATGTAATAATAACTTGCTCGGATAAACCCTCCGCATTCAAGCGAAAATCATACAAGACAACGGGAGTAACCATACTCGCTTTCATTATAATAAGATATTATATAATTGGGAATTTTTAGGCGACCTAAAGGTCTGGAATAACACTAAAAATTCCTTCTTCACAAGCTTCGCTTGTTCCTTCTGTATATAGTTTAAACCCTTGGAACACTTGGAACAGATTTTAGAGGAGGTCTCAATTTTTTTTGAGAGTCTCTATATAGACACTCCTCCTCGCTCGGACGTTCCGATTGCCTCGCAGCAGTCGCCGCTCGCAATCGGTTCCTCGGCTCGGCGACATAACTTCGTCGCCTTGCTCCTCGTCGCTACGCGAATTAAAGAAGAAGATTAATTAGGGGAAGTCCATTTGTTATCAATAATCAAATCATACGATGGAACATCAGAAGCTATCGCAGTAGGTAAAGGTTTAGCATTCCATACATTACACAGCAATGGAGCATAATTACAACCTTGAGCAAACCAACCAGATGCCCCAAGAGATAACCTCGAAGGACTCCATGCCCTTACGAGCATAAAAAGCTGTGAACCGTCCTTACAAGTATTCAGGACAGAACTATCGGTTTCATAATCGGCACCATCAGCTTGAGCGTGTCCGATAGCAGCTGCATCAGCTCTAGTCTCATGAGACGTCATATCAAGAATCTTACCATGTTTCATAAAGATTTTTACCTCCTTGATACGACCACACGCATTATTGAGATCAGTAGTATTTTCAGACGGAATATAGTACTTAAAGCGTTTAACAAACTGTAAGTATTTCAATGCCTTCGCATCTCTCTGTTGAAGGTTACTATACGTGTGAGAAGTTGTAAGAGCACTAATAAGCTCCTTGAACCTAGCATTAGCAGTATTTGCAGTATTGAAATTGCAAAACTCGTTCTTAACGCGAACAAAGTCGATGTTGAACCAGGTAGCACGGGCACGAGCACCGTACAGATTCATCTTGATGGATGTATAATCATGCATGATCTTATCAGCATTAGGATAAGAAGCGGTAGTAAGACTACCAGGAACACTAGGGCCTCGATAATTTTGAGGCGCCCAAGTAGTCACAGCCGTGCTACCAGTAGAATCCATGCCCTGAAGAGCATACGTAACCACATTAGCGGCACCAGAAAGACCGTCCCAACCGTAAGCTTGAGCTAATGTAGAAGTCGCAGAAGACAACGTATTGGCAAAGCCAGTCAAATGATACGAATGTAAAGGAGTCGTGACAACTCCAATAGAAGTATCTTCACGATTAGCAATCGTGAAATAACCACAGTTCGTATCGAAATTAGTGATACCTTGGAAACGTTCCAGACGAGACGTCATACCACATTTTATCAGTTGAAGCAACCGATTAGGTTTAAGAGCAGGATAACGACCAACAGTACGCTTAGAACGCGATACATCGTTACCTCCTGCAGAACCAACAGTGGTCACAGCAGACTTTCGCTTGCTATAGGCATAAGCCCCACCTCCGACAGCACCAACTGCTGCAGCACCACCAGCAACCTTACGGGAAGCCCCATATCTTCGAGCTGCATTGTAAGCGGTGCGAGCACCCCGACCAACAGCAAGAGCAGTAGGAATCT